CCAATTGACAACTACAAGAAAAGTATTGATACTCTAGTCGGTACTGAATTGAAGATGGATTGGGAAGGTTTACGTGCTGAGATTGCGGTTCATGGTATTCGTAACGCAACAACAATGGCTCTAATGCCAGCAGAAACATCTGCTCAGATTAGTAATAGTACTAATGGTATTGAACCGCCACGTAACCTAGTTTCAATTAAAGCATCGAAAGATGGTATATTGAAACAAGTTGTGCCAGAAATTGGCAAACTGAAGAACAAGTATACTCTACTTTGGGATCAGACAAGCAACGAAGGTTATATCAAGATTTGTGGTGTTCTACAGAAATATATCGACCAGAGTATTAGTGCTAACACTAGCTACAATCCAGCGAACTATCCTAACGGTAAGTTGTCTATGGATATGTTGCTAACAGAATTACTATTAGCTTACAAGTACGGACTTAAGAACTTGTACTACATGAACACGAACGATGGTTCAGGTGAAGTAGATCTAGATAAACTAGAAGGCGAAAAGAAAGAAAAAGGTATTGTAGTACTTCTACCTCCAATGGAAGCTGAAGACGACTGCGATAGCTGTAAGATTTAAAATAAGATCCCCTCCACGTGAGGGGTTTTTTGTCGGATAAGCAATATGAAAGTTGACTATACAAAACCAATGGATTTAGATTTCATTGAAGAATTTTGGGAAGACTTAGATATGAACCAGGTTGTTCAATATCAAAAGTTACCTCAAGATTTCATTGAGAAACATTTTCATAAACTTGATGCGAACGCTTTAGTACGTTATCAAACTATGACAATGGATTTCATTAAAGAGAAGTGGGAATGGTTCAATAAGAACGTAATAGCACAGTACGTGGTTATGCCTATTGAATGGATTAAAGAGAAGTGGTCAGATTTTCAAAGTACTGCTGTTGAAACCATTGCTAAGTATCAAAAACTAACTCAGGATTTTCTTTCTGAGAAATGGGATCAGATGGTAGCCTTTTCTGATAAGGTTGCTGGACAGATTTCACGTTACCAAACAATGGCTGTTGATTTTATTAAAGAGAAGTGGGAATATCTGGATAAGAATTACATTTCTAAATATCAGCAACTAACAGTGGACTTCATCAAAGAGAAATGGTCAGAACTAAGTATCGCAGCAATCGCTACATTCCAGATTATTGAAGATGATATTCGTGATTTGCTAGGTTTACAACCACCAGCCAAAACAATTACTGGTGCTCAGATTCTTGCGTTTGACCCTTGTGAAGATGGTATGACACGTTATCATGCTCATACACCACTAGACACTACCGTTCTAACATGGAACGAACTATTAACCCTACACAATACTACCAAAGATGGACAGCGTGATATTCACTGGCTTTCATGGAAACTTGGTAAAAAGATTAACACATAAGGAAATACAATGTCAGTATTTAAAAAGAATGAAACTTCCCATCTAGAAAAGAATATGTTCCTAGATGAATCGGTAGACATTCAACGTTATGATGCGGTAAAGTATTCACCATTTGAAAAAATGACTGAAAGCCATCAAAGTTTCTTCTGGCGTCCTCAAGAAGTAGACTTATCTAAAGACCGTATTGATTTCAAAGCACTACAAGACCATGAGAAACATATCTTCACTGCGAATTTGAAACGTCAGATTCTTCTTGACTCAGTACAGGGTCGTGGTCCTAACCTAGCTCTATTACCAATCGCGTCTCTACCAGAGATCGAATCCTTCATTGAAACCTGGGCTTTCTTCGAAAGTATCCATAGTCGTTCGTATACTCATATTATCCGTAACGTCTATCCTAACCCATCAGAAGTATTCGATACCATGTTGGATATTCCTGAGATTACCGATTGTGCTGAAGACATTGCGAAGTACTATGATGACCTAGATAATTACATTCTAAAGTATCGTATGCTTGGAGAAGGCACTCACACCGTAAATGGTGAAGAAGTTGTTGTTGATATGTATGAACTGAAAAAGAAACTTTGGTTGTGTATCAACAGTATCAACATTCTAGAAGGTATTCGCTTCTACGTATCATTTGCTTGTTCCTGGAGTTTCGCAGAGAATGAGAAGATGGAAGGTAATGCGAAAATCATTCGTTTCATCTGTCGTGATGAAAACATTCACTTAGGTGCAACGCAAATGATGCTTCGCCTAATGAAGAAAGAAGATCCAGACTTTGCTAAAATCGCAGAAGAATGCTATGATGAAGTACAGCAAATGTTCATGGATGCGATTCAGCAGGAAGAAGAATGGGCTGACTTCTTGTTCAAAGATGGTTCTATCATCGGGCTAAACGCTACCATCCTAAAACAATATGTTCGTTGGATTGGTTGTAAGCGTATGAGTGCTGTAGGAATCAAATGCCCTTATAGCATTGGACAGAACAACCCGCTACCTTGGACTATGGACTGGATTACTGGTGCTGACGTACAAGTAGCTCCCCAAGAAACTGAAATCAGTTCTTACCTAATCGGTGGAGTTGATAACGACATTTCAGAAGAATCCTTCCAAGGGATTGAACTATAATAACAGGAGGCTATGCCTCCTTTTTTCATGGATAGAATATGGCTAATACACAACCACAAATCAAAGATATTTTCACCTTTGATCCAGAATACCAATACACATTCTTTTTGATTAATCAGGTTAATCTTACTGGATATGTTATTGACGCACGAGATAATGGAATTATCTTGAACACACTAGAACATATCCCAACGGATAAAATTGCATTCTTCGTTCCTGTCATTGACGGGCAAAAAGATGAAACGGCATAACTTTTTGTGCTATAATGAACGTGTTAAAACAGTGAAAAGGAAAATATCACAATGAACAACGAACTGAATAAAATGGTCGAGAAAAACATCGAAGCATCAGAAGAAATCACCGGATATGAAATGACTGCTGAAGAAATGGAATATACCCGTAAGATGATTGCTCGTCTGTCTAACTACTACATGAAGAAAGATTCTGATGTAGCAGAGAAACGTAAAATCAAAACTAAACGTCGTGCTGCGAACAAAGTTGCTCGTAAGTCTCGTCGTCAGAACCGCAAATAAGAGAAGTCATTATGCAGTACTCTTTCGAGAAAGTCAAAGAAAAATATCCGAAAACAACACTTCGCAGTAAACGTTCCTTGAAAAAGTTACACTTAGCTGAATTTGCTGATACTTTGGTTTCTATTGATCTATCAGCAGGACTATTCGATAACCCATTAGAATACAAACTACTGGATGCCATGTATGAATATGACAACGGTATGTTTGTTGGTGGGAGTCTAACTGGAACTAATGTAATGCTCCAGATTAAAACCTCAGAGTTCTCTGAAGAATTTGTTAAAGAGTACTGTAAAGGTTTACTTCTGATTCTATCAGAAATTGAACCAAGTTTTGCTGAAATAGGAAATGTCACTGTCAAGTACGGTGACGCATATTATGGAGAATGGTAATGTTTAACACAACAAATACCAAAGAACAATTTGATGCTGTAGTCGAATTCATGACTGTAGCTGGACAGGAAGTAAACACTACTTTCGTTGAACCTACAACTAAAGTTGGTAACTTTCGTCTTTCTTTGATTAAAGAAGAAATGGCGGGAGCGAATGAACTATTTGATAGTATCTCGAAAGATAATTTGAAAGGGATTCTTGATGGTATTTGTGACGTTCTGTACGTTGCTTACGGTGCTCTTGCTACCTTTGGTATCGAGTCACCAACCTATGATGTTCCACGTCAACGCACTGGCTCCAGTACTCTACTGACCATCAGCGTTGCTAGTACTATGTCTAAGTACATTAATGATTGTTATGAGAAAACCGCACGTGGTCTTCTGATGGGTGACATGCGTACTATTCAGAGTGGCTTGAACAGTCTGATTTATAACACTATTGATTTGGCTACACTACACAACTTTGATTTAGATGGTGCTTTCAAAGAAGTTCACGCATCTAACATGGCTAAGTTCTGTACCAGTGCTCATGATTGTGCTACAAGTATTGCTAAACGCCGGGAAGAAAAACCAGAAGATTACACTGGTGCTGAGGGTCATGAAGTTCAGGTTAACGGCACTTCATATTTTGTAATTCGTCGTGCTGGAGATGGTAAAGTACTGAAAGGTCTTAACTTCTTCGAACCTGATTTACAGAAGTTCATTAACGATTAAAAACAAAAAGGGAGCTTTAAAGGCTCCCTTTTATTTTAATTGACAAGTAACTGAACACTTGTGATATATGGTCGTAAACCATTGACAAGATCTTGAACTTGAAGGTTATCGTATTCTGACCCCAATGTGATCATCACATACCCAATTACGCCAACATCGACGTTTTGGATTATTGGAATAGATATTACACTTTTATATTGTGAACCAATCTTCTTGTATCTCTCGCATGAAAATAGTTGAGATGCATTAAATTGGTTCTCACATAAAAGTTGAATTGTAGCAACGTTTTCGTAGTTGATCTTATTCAATAGAATATCTTGAATACTGTTAGTACTATCTACCATAGGATTGATATTGCTATCAACCGGTAATTTAGAGCCATCGTGTGTTTCAGATGTTATATTGATTTGACCAGTATATATGGATGTTCCGCTATCTTGCACGAATTTATATAAAACCACAGAATGTATATCAGGATATTTTAACATCATTTTCCTGAACTCCACATTAATGTTCTCATTGTTTTGCTGACTAGCATAAACACTGTTCATCATTATTGGGAATACTTCTGCTTCGGCTTTACCTTGTATAAAATTCGCGTTGATCAGGACGAACACACCAAGTACGAAACACGCAACAACAGTAAAAAATCTTTCCAATATGGAAGGTTTATCTTTACGATTAAACATGCTTATTCTCCTTAGTATGAGATATAATACCCTGTTTCACCAGAAATCGAAGTAGCCATGTCTATATAACGTTGTAATTCTTTAGCATCGGTCGGAACCTTTGTAAAGAACACGCTAACATATCCTTCAATCCTATTAGTTTTAATAGGTACTGAAACCATATACTTAGCTCCATCGTTGTATATCGCCACTATATTTACAGGTGAGAGATATTCATCGCGTAACTCATTATCAGGATTTAGATATTCGCGGCATATAACTCCTATATCACCTACAAATGTCTTACCTTTTAATATCATATTTGATTGTGCTCTGAAAGCACTAATAGGCAACCATCTCAAGTTATACTTATCATAGTTTAGACTCGTATTTTTACTTGTTATTCCTGTTACCAACACACGCCCTTGATAGAATGTATCATTCTCTGGTACTAGCTTATAAACTAGTATCATCCCCACTTCATCGTTTCTCTGTACGTAACCACTTATTGTTGAGTTAATACTCGCTAAGTTTTGTTGTTTAGGTACATAAGTTGCTGGCTTGAACATATCGCTCTGTTGAGAAGATGTTAGCTTGGAACCTACCCATGCTGACCATGAATCGGAGGTGACATAAGCACCACCTAACATAGTAAGACATAGAGATAAGACGACCATTCGAAGTGCTGACATTCTAGAGAATACTTCAAGGATTTTTTTAATCACGTCAGCGTTAATATTGAACATAATCCTGTTATCCTCTCCATTATTTAATAGTTATACACATATTTACCTGTACATGGTTAAAAAGTGTAAAAAACTGGAACGAGAATTGGATTTGTGCTATAATCTTTACAAAACTTACTAAGAGCGTCTTATGTTTCCAACTATTTATAACATTATCATGATTATAATCACTTCGCTGCTTTATTATGCAGGTTATGTGAATTATCTTCTATCATTATACCTTTTCTTATCTCTCGGTGCTCTATTTGTCACCTTCAGAATAGATGCGTGGATTAAACGCTATCCTAACCTGAAACCTGAACACAAAGAAGCCGTTGAATTAATTTTCGATGAATCAGAATATAAGATACGATTAGTGAACTTTATCGGTTCATACATCTGCCATGCTATTATCATCGGAGTACTTCTTCAGAACTACTCAGTACTGATGGCAATTACTGGCGTATTATTCTACCGTATAATAAATCTTGTACACGCATATAACAAAGTGAAAGAACATAAAAATGAATAAAATGATTCTATGTACTGATTCCAAAAATGGGATTGGTAAAAACGGTACAATTCCGTGGCACAGTTCTGATGACTTTAAACACTTCAAAGCTGAAACTCAAGGACAGAAAGTTCTTATGGGTTACAATACGTGGCAAAGTCTTCCACGTAAACCACTTCCTGATCGTCTGAATATCGTTGTAACGTCGCGTACAGTTTCAGACGACGAAATCAATAAGCATCGTGACGTTATCTTTATTCACAAGAACAGTCTTCAGGATTTCTTGCGTTATAATGATAACATTATCGTAATCGGCGGTGCTACCATCTACCAGGCAGCGTTGCCATTTGTAGATGAAATTATCCTAAGTAATATTGATGGTGATTACGAATGCGATACATTCTTTGATGTACATGCTAGTACTACGAATGTATTTGTTCCTACAAGTTCCAAAGTCCTCGATGATGGTACAATCGTATTCTATATGAGTCGTGCTTTCCAACAAGAAGAAGTACGGTGGATTTAAATGTATAGAGCACATTGTGACGGATCATGTTTAGGAAATCCAGGGCCAGGAGGCGTTGGTATAGTAATTCTGAAAGATGGTGAAGTAATTTCTGAACTATCTTTTGGTGAAGGTATGACTACGAATAATCAAATGGAATTAACAGCAACCATTGCTGCGATTTCTTATATTCGTACCGAATTCGATTATGCCGGTACTATTGAGATTTATACTGATTCACGATACGTTGTTGATGGTATGAATTCATGGCGTCATGGTTGGAAAAGGAAAGGCTGGCGAGATTCAAAGAATAAACCAGTTAAGAACCTCGAACTCTGGCAACTGCTGGATTCCGTAGGTGATGAATGCACATATACTCATGAGTATGGACACTCAGGAAATGTGTATAATGAAATGGCTAATGATCTTGCTCAGAAGGCCGCAAAGGAGATGAAATGAGTATTACGCTTACGGACAAGCAACAAGATATTTTTGATGATGTAATTGACAGAATCAATAACTTTCCAGGTCGAACTGAGGCAGTAATCGTTGGTTATGCCGGAACTGGTAAAAGTACTTTGGTATCTGAAATCATCGGGAATATATATCAGGGATATAACATTGCTGTAACTTCACCAACGCACAAAGCAAATGCTGTACTGCGTAAGATGTTACTCAATGCTGGATTAGATAAAGAAGATGCTCTAGTCAGTACTATACACTCGTTCTTAGGATTGAAGTTAGTCTATGAGAAAAGTCGTCAAGTACTGAAACATGACCCACAATCCAAGAACAGTACAGCTATGGTGGATGTATTGTTTGTAGATGAATGTAGTATGATTTCAGAAGAAATGTACAAACACATCATGGATCAAATTCACCGTGTACGCCGTGCTATTATCTTTATCGGCGACAAATGCCAGCTACCACCAGTTGAATCTGAAGGTACTACTGGAGAAACAAGGCTAAGTCCTACATTCGATATTCCGCTACAATACGAATTAAATGAAGTACTTCGTCAAGCACTAGATAACCCAATTCTAAGTGTTGCTACACAAATCCGTCAATGTATCGGTACTCGCAATGATCCAATGGCTATCTTGAACCAACTAGATGACCTTGAGACTATTACACCGATTGAAGATGAAATGGTATTCCTGGATGTGTATAAAGAGTATATCAAGGAGCACAGTACTTCATCATTGAAGATTTACGATTTCGTTCAGGAGAACAAGATCATTGCTTATACTAATTACCGTGTGAACTTCGCGAATATGTATATTAGGAATGAAGTCTTCCATGAACATACTGACACTGAATTTATTCCAGGTGAGCCAATCGTATTCGAGAGTATCACTGAGAACTGTCCTTACACAGTACAACAGGTTATTCAGTGTCCTGAAATTCGCCAGGAATCATTCTTAGGAATTGATTGTTGGCAGTTCAAATTACCAAATGGTAATTTCCTTCTAGGCGTCGGACCATATACCCGAATCAAGCTAGAAGAATACTTGAAGGATCTTGTTGACAAGATTGAAAAACGTGTCGAAAATCCATTGACCAAAAAGCCTTACATGTGGCAAGATTACTATGTAATCAAGAATAAGATTAACGTCATTAACTATCCATATGCGACTACGGCTCACAAATCACAAGGAAGTACTTTTGATAATATCTGGTTCGATACCGATTTTATTGAACGAATTCCGAACAATGATACGAAGTGCCGTATTCTGTACACTGCTTTGACACGTCCACGTTATAGTGTGATGTTGCGTAAAAGTGGAAGATTCTAACATAAATAATAGAAAGTTCTTTATATGGAGACTACAATGAACAACTTATTCAACGCATTTAGTATTAAAGTACCTGGTGAAGTACTTGACGATAAGAAATTTTTCGAGTACGCTGATTACGACAATACAAGCACAACCGTTCCAACGGACGCTGAAACCTTGACAAAAGCTAAGGCTTTTGTTAGACTAAAACACGTTGAGCGTAAACTATCAGAACTATCAGTTCCTGTATATTTTACAATCAAATACGGTACAGAAGGTACAGCAAGCACTGTTCCATCTGACGCAGAAATCGTAGTAGGCTATATTAGCATTGAGCCATTCCTAAGTACTCTAGAAGTACTGACGAGTGATCACTTTGCTGATGCGGCTGGTGTAATTAAAGCTATCATTGATGAAGCTTTAAGTGCTGAACTACTAGACGAATTCTTTGAAGTACAAGTTACTTACTCTAAAGCACAGTTCCCTGGCTCAAGTACAACTAACGATTATCGTGAATTGAAAACTGAGTATATCACAGTGGCTGATGCTGGTGTTGAAAGTACTGTTGTACATATCGTTCTAACTGCTTAAAACCTACACAACATGGAGTTGACATGGATAGCAAATCCTTTTATGATCGCATTCTAGAGGACGTTGGTGCGTTCGACCAAATTATTTTTGATCTTGAGAAAATGTCTCAGGAAGCACCGTACCCACGTACACGTAGCGTTGCTGATACAGCTATCGCTAACTTGAAATTTGTTCAAGAAATATGCAAGGCGTTAAAAGACGCCGAAACCAAGCAGTAAGCTGCTTGACGGGCTGGTATCTTTCTGATACCATCTCCTACGTAAACAAACCCCCACGGAGTTACAAATCCAATATGAAATCTGTTATTGCCAACGAAAAAATTACTGCTAAGAATGTTCGTGTCGTACAAGGAGATTCTAGTAAAGTAATGGCAATTGCTGAAGCACGGAATCTTGCTTACAGTAAAGAAATGGATCTTATCCAAGTATCTGACCAAGATGTTCCTGTAGTGAAAATTATGGACTTGAACAAATACTTGTATGAGCAAAAACAAGCTGATAAAAGCAATAAAAAGAAACAGCGTGAAACTGCCGTTCAGGTTAAAGAAGTTCAGTTCGCTTTCAGTACTCAGGAGAATGATCTCCAAACTAAGTTGAAAGCTGCTCACAAATTTATCCAGGAAGGTAAACATGTACGGGTAGTTATGAAAATGACTGGTCGTGCTAGGTCTAATCCCGATATGATCGCAGCGAACATCGCAAAGATGACCCAATTCGTCGCACGTATCGAGGAATCCGATTTCGTCCAAAATGTCGCAGTACAAGGGAACAATGTGACCTGTACGGTAAAAGCGAAGTAAGTACAGTAAGGGTGCTAAATACAAAAAAGCACCCCCTAACACACATCTGGAGTATTATTATGAAACATATCGTGCGTGAAGTATTTTCCCTACCTGCTATGGATGTGGTTAAGGCTTCTTATAAAGATTCAGTATACTACATTGCTGGCGACAGTGATATTACTGACTACGTTAGTATCGTTAAATCATCTTTCGCAATTGATGAAGTTGAAGCGATCAAACATGGTTTAGACGCTTTCCTGCGTGACCATCCGAAAAATAATCATTTGGCAGTTCCAATGTACAATCTGGTTATTCTTGATAATCCAAAATCTTCAAAAGACTTCGTTGTTCAAGTCATTGGCGACTTGTTCCGCAAAACTTTCGAAGAAGCTACTCAAATGGCTGACCTTGTTCACTATAACGGTTCATGCATCGTAGGTACTTATACTTACGAACTCGCTCACACGTTTGCATGTATGGTAGAAACCATCAACGAACAGGTTGATGAAGAACTGGAAACTGACATTATCGAAACTTTCAATGCTTCCAGCATGGACAGCTTAGAAGTACTGGAACGTCTGATTCGTCGTGATTTCCCAGGCGACATTTAATATTCTTACCTAATTAGAAACTCCAAGGTTTTGAGAGATAAATACTCAAAATTAACCTTGGAGTTTTTTTATTATGCAGAAAAAAGAATTATTACAAGCTATTCTTGAGGCAATCGCTCCTACCGATGTTGAATCATCTCACCTTCGAACAATAGAACATAACGGTAAAGAACTTTACATTACCTTCAAAAATGGCAGTACTTATGAGTACGATAACGTACCAGAAGCACTTGTACGCCAGATGCTTAAGGTAGATAGTAAAGGTAAGTTCTTGTGGCGATATATTCGTGACAAGTATCCGTACCGTACAGTTAAATCAATCCCACAACATAAATTCAATACTAACCCTGACGCAGTTAAACCTCGTTTGAAATACAACGTAGAAACTGGTGAATGGGAAGACGCATTGAAACCAGACGTACTCCAATCAGTTGAAGTTCCTATCGGGCATGAATTCCGTGCTCCAGATGGTGATACTTATACCTTCCAAGGCCAACAATGGAGAAATAAAAGAACTGGTAAAGTTGCTAAACGTGAAATCAGTAAGAAAATGTCTGATATTGCGAAACGTATGATTAAGTTAAAGGGGAATGATAGTGAGATATAATCAACTCAACGAAGCAATTATCAAAGTACCTCAAGAGATACTTCAAAAAGTGAACACGTATGTTGCGTCGTATTTGTGCTTTAAGATGAATCAATACATAAATCGTATTGATTTCTTCATGCCAAGTACTACAACACCAGAGGAAAAACAACGTGTCATTGCTGATGCTAAACAAGCAATAGGCAAACTACAGCGTCAATACGGAGCTAAGAATATCTCCGCTGAGACTGCTCAAAATATTGTAAACAAGAGTATTAATATTCCATTTGATGTGGAAACGTTCTTCCAACAATTGAACTTCAAAGGTGCGAACCCAGGTTTAATTGCTCTTTTGAAGGATCGTTTGAAACTGAACTTAATGATTCTATCTGATGCTCAAGGCATTGGTGGTTCACAAGAGAACACATCAACATATTCAGTACTGGTTACTGTTGTTACAAAACAACTAGGCCCAAAACCATCATTCCTTGATAACGCAAGTAAAATCATGAGTAATACTTACCATGAGATGCAACACGCAGTTCAATCAATGGCATTGTCATTTATTAATAAAAATGATGAACAGCTTAAGATGAATGATGATTACAGCCATGAATGGGATAAGACTGATTACTATAGTTCAGGTATTGAATATACACCACAACTTGGTAATGTTATTGATCTAGTTCAACTTGAACTAGAAAAGAGTTCTCTTAAGAATGAATTGAATCCTGATAAGAACAAAGCTATCAATGCTGCTATCAGTAAAGCAATGCAAGAATCAGGAACCTCTCGACAATTCTTAACAGTACTGTACAAGAAACATCACGATAAGTATAAGAAAGCATTAAGTGCTGTCTATA